GAACGGGCTGAAGGCTTGGATTGTTGGCCCGTTATACAAATTGATTGTTTTAGCCGTAGCCTGTGTGTTCGTATCCACAAACCTGCTTGACTGCAACGTAAGCAACACAGTATTTGTGACTGGCGTAAGTGGAGATGTTGGAACAGTAATGCTTGAACCAGCACTTTGATAAGGGCCAGAACCTTTAACAACACGAAGGTTGCTTATGTACCCAACAACGCCCGAACTGTTACTCGTAGGGTTTGGGTTAAATCCGTCACCCGTAACAGGTCTCAAGGCTCCATTTATATAATTATTACTGTCTGTATAAGTGCTTCCCTCTTGAACGCCGTCAACAAACATTTTTGTGCTTGTCCCAGTGCGGGTAACAACGACGTGATGCCATACGTTATAAGTAAACGTAGATGTCTGCGTAATTCTGTCTGCACTATTTACATAAAACTTTAATTTATCAGTTACGTCAACATAAATTGTTGGGTATAAACCGTTTGCAAGGTCGGGGCGAGAATCATAAACTAAAGTAAGAGCGCTTCTCTTTGAAATATTTATCCAAAGTTCTATTGTGAAATCGCTAGTACCAAACGCAAAATCTGATTCTCCATTTAAATAGATTGCAACAATATTATTGCTGGCGCTTCCAAGATAAGTACCCCACCCCGTCTGACTAAACGGCGAGAACGTACCCTGCGTCGTGTTGCCGTTGCGGGTGATGGTGAAGTTATTGCTTGATGAATCGAGGAACGTATTGTTCTGCGCTCCGTTCGTGCCGTTGCCGGGAAGCAGCAGCGTGACACGGTTAAAGAACTCATCAACAGCAGCAGCTATTGCGGTTCTAGCCCCCAACAGCATAGACATAATGCCACTCATGTGACATTCCCTGTAACTACGCAAACAGTACCACTAATGAATAGGATCGTAGCTATACCCCTAGTCGCTAACGTCATCGTATCTTTGTCCGTATTAGTTCCAGCGATATAAGCTGTCGTAATAGAACAAGTAATCGTGATATTGCCTGTCGTATTGTTAAAAATAGAAACAATATCGCCAGCAGCAAATGTTGAGTTTGGAATAGTGATTGATCCACTTGTTCCAACACCAACAAATTCACCGATGTCTGTAAGTGCTAGTGTGTATGAGCTAGTTTTGTCTGAACCAGACTGAGGAACATTCAAATAGCCAACCGTATAGTTAGCTCCACCGTCAGGAATGGTAACCGTTCTATTAGCAGATAACGTCGCAGGAGTTAGCGTCGCAGCATAGGAAGACGTACCGCCAGCCCTTCCAGCAATAACGATAGCATCCTGTGTTGACGCAACCTCAGAGCGAAGCGCATTAGCCGCCCTAAACGTCTGAGCAGCCGTAAATGTCTGTTCAGTATTTGTTATAGCAGCAACATCAGCCGCATAAGTTACAAAGACATCCTTAGCACCAGCACCGAAATTAACAGCGTTATTGCTGTTAGATGATTTCAGTACCGTAGTACGAGCTAACGTACCCGTTCCAACAGTACCGAGACCAATCTCATAATCCGCACCGAGAGTAATTGTGTAATAGCAAGTATTACCATTGCCTATCGCCGATCCGAAAGTACGAAAGCCCGTTACTGCGCCGTCCAGTGTTAATGTGCCTGTGCCGGTCGTGGTGGACGTTTCCCGAACTCGGTCAGCAATGACTAATGGCATAGATTACTCCAGAGTTACGGAAAGGTTGCCTGTCGAGATCGTGAACACGTCACCAGAAGCAATCGACTTAGACGCATCCAATGGTGTGAAATACAACAGGTTGCCGGTAGTCAATGCATCCAGAATACCGATATGAGTCACAGTACCCCATGTACCAGTAGCAGTTGGGAAAGTAACTGACGCGCTATTCGTCGATACACCGTTGCTAGGCGCACCAAACGTTACCGCTGTACGAGCATACGAACCACCAGATACCTCAGTACCTGTATTGCCCTCACCAGGATCGCTTGTGTAAAGACCTACATAAACCGTTGTCGGGCTTGTGTAGGCTGTATTGCGGAGAGTAACGTTAATTAGCGCGTTCTCCAGATAATTTGACATCTCAGCCATGATTTACCTCACGTTATAAGACATAGACATAGGTTGACCACTATACTCACTTGCTTGGTCGGACGTAGAGATAGAATCAATCGCCCTAGAATACAAGGAAGCCCAAGTTTGCACCCTTGCATCATTCATCAAATACGGCTCTGCCTCTGCCAAAGACGCATATAGCAACGCATCAGGCACATAAGCCAAGAATACGTTACTAGCTGTCGAATCTGATAATACAGGAGGCTTGGCGTAATACAACATCTGCGCCGTATAAGACGAATCTGGAACCGGAGCTAACTGCATCTCCGCACCGAGAATAGTGTAATCAATGGGCTTGCCGCCATCCGTTACCCTAGATTCCTGATAAAACGAGTTAGGAGCCTTGTAACGTAGCGTAGTAATCGGAATCGTATTGAGATGAATATCCCTCATCTCTAAGAAATCGGTAGGTAATCCAAGTGTTGAATCACCGCCCGTTGTACTTGCTGTAGCTACCATTAGCATCTGACGAATTCTTAGGTCTCTCTGCAACCTAGTCTCAGCCAGACGGATAAAGTCCGGAATAACCGATGTCAGATCACTACGAGCCAGATAGTTAGCTATCGTTGTTTTTAACTCGCTATAGGTCGTAAATGCCATGTTATTCCTCTAGCTGCTCAAAATCTTTCCAACCGTACTCGTAAGTGCCGATGTGCCGGATGTGCATCGATAGTTCATGGTCTACATACGTCTGGAAGCCCTCAGAACCAGCCTTAACGCAGAAGTACACATCCTCGCCACATACCCCGTTAGAACCCCATCCAGCATCAAACCAAGGTCTTCCGGTCTTCTCAAACACTTCTCTACGGATCATTACAGCACCAAACCCAACCGCTGTAACTTCCTCAATTCCCTCTTTGCCGCGAGAGTCAATATTCGACCACTTACGAACCTCTGTATCACCTTCCATATACCTTGTGAGTATCTTGGCGGTAGGAGTTACAGGCTTCCTTCTAGTCGTTGCATTTACACCAACAATCGGCACATCTCGACTTAACAATATGTCAATGATGTCAGGTGGGAACCGCATATCGCTATCAATAAACAATAGCGCGTCACATCCTTCACCTAATGCCACTTCTGCCAACTTCTCACGCTGGTCAAATATCAGCGTTCCTGGCATTGTGTAAAGGCTTAATCCACCTTTACCATCTTTGCAACGTACTGACGCATCATGCGCTGTCATTCGAGCAAAGTCAAAAGCAAAACCAGTATGCACCTCATCCCGGCATGGGACGCAAACACCAACTCTCATATAGTACCCTTATACGTTTTCCATACAGCATTATCAGGATCGTTCAGCCACCTAGCGAAACCGACCTCATCGACCACGTTAAAACCCTTCATAATCCCTTTTTGGTTCAGTACATCTATGACCGTAAAGGGTATTCGAGCAACGTGATGCAGTTCATTTAAGTGTCCTTGCCGAGACTTATCGTAGTCCAGTTGCTTCTTATTGGCTTCGATAATCTCCGTTACATCCTGCTTAGTCTCGATGACAATCCCGCCATCACCGTCTTCAAATGCTGTTTGAGTCCGTATCGGATTACTCATAAATTCCTTGTTTTAGTAAGCCTATAACAAGAGCAATAATGCTTTCCTTATTATAGTTCTCCCCCACCGTTAGGCAGGGGAGAGTTGCTACTTATTACAGAGCCATGTTCAAGTCAGCGATAATGCCGTGAGCAGCCTCGTTCTTGACTTCCAGAGTAACTTCAGCCAGAAGCTGAGTGTTCTCGCTGTCGCCGGTCTTAGCCAGATCATTAGTCTGGAATGGACGGAGATAAGCCAGAGCAGCATACTCAGGATCGAGAACCAGAGCATCACGAACACGCATGAAGCGGTTAGGAACAACCGACATCGTGCCAAAGTCCGACATATAAACATCAGCCGCACCGATAATGGTGGTCGGAGTATTGCCAGGAGCCATGTAACGCTGTGCAGCGATACCAGCAAACGACGATACCTTCTGCTTACCAAGCGCACCAACCATCAGAATCTTTGGCGAACCGCCCGATACGAACACCTCGGAAACAACGGTCTTCAGCAGAGCTTCAGTGAAGGTACGCTGTGTGCCATCGGTACGAGTAGAAACACCGATTGTCGCAGGGTCAACACCACTTGCACCAACGTCCGAGTTAGTCTTGATCCACGACAGGATCGAACCCATAGTACGAGCGATTGTCGATGTACCAGCCGAACGACCTTGGTTAGCGCACAGGATGGTTTCCAGATCACGCTTCAGTTCAGCCGATGCTTTAGCCAACTGATAAGCCTTTTCCGACTTACGACCAGCCTTGTTCACTGTGTCCAGAGTACCGGAGACTTGAACAGTCTTTTGGATGATCTGAGTGTAGTTACCAAGACGGACGGTAGGCGACAGAGTTGCCGATGTAGCGTCTGCACCTTCAATCGCAGCGTTAGCAGTAGTAGCCGCAGCCAGCGAGTCAGTCTGCCACTCATGATAAACGGCAGTAGCCTTAGTCTTGCCAATCGACGACATGAATGGTGTCTCAGTTGGCGAGATGTCATAGATGATGTCGGTCAAATCTTCCCGCTGACCAATCGCGGTATGTGCTGTAAATGTAGGCATGATAATTCCTTATAAAAATCGTTCAAATGCTTTAGCGGCATCAGCGACCCTTCCGGTCTGCCTAGCCTTGGCTTTTAGTTTTTTCAGTTCATCGTTGCTATCACGAGGCTGAGAAACACCCGATTTCATTACCTTCGGAGCCTCGTTAACCTTCTTAGTGATACCCGGCTTTGCAGACTGTAATTTGTCGTACTGCATCGCCTTCCATAACGTTAGAACCTGCCGAGAGTCATAAACCCCCGATAATTCCTGTTCCGAGAAACCTAGCTTCTGACCAAACTCACGCAGTTCTCGACGAGCTACTTCACCCTTTTGTGGGTCAGCATACTCAGGTATTGCCTCTGCCAGCTTACGAGCTTCAGCCTGTATCACATGACCGAGTTGCTCCTGACGTTCCTGATCCTGCTGCATCGCAATTCGCTGTCGTTCAGCCTGAACTTGAGCTAACTGCTTTTCCCGCTGTGATAACTCTGCAACCTTAACTGCGTACCCAATAGGGTCGGTTTCCTTCAGATACTCCAGATTCTCAGTTTCTGGCTGCTGGTTAAGCATTTGCTCAATTACCTGCAACCGTTCTGCGTATTGGTCACGCAGATACCTAGCTTCCTCGATACGCGCCTTCTCTGCTTCTACGGCTTTGCGTTCTTCTGCTACAGCTTGCGATTTCTTCGTATAGTCTGTGCCAAGTTGATAAGACTTGATAAGCTCATCAAGCGTTACCTCTTTTTCTTCACCAGCGGCTTTAACGCGGTATCGAGGCTGCTCGGCTTCTTCTTCGCCATCATCTTGTTCTACCTCCGATTCGTCATAAGACTCCTCGGATTCGGCTTCGCTATCATTGGCTTCGAGTTCGGTTTCCGGTTGTTCCTGTTCGGAGCCTTCTTGCCCACCCATAAGACCCATGATAGCGTCGGCTGCACCACCTACGTTTAACTCAGCATTTCCCTCGGGAGTCGTGCTTTGAGTATCGCTCATATATAGTTTCCTAAATTATATCGGGAACTGCCCGACTCAGTTACAAAATTTTCAGCCGCTTTTCGTCTATCAACTTCTGTGCCGATAGGCTCTCAAGGTAGGCTTCAATCTTCTCAAATGACCTTAGTTGTTGGTAAGCGTTTTCTCTTACCGCTGCGTCACCAAACTCACTCATAGCAAATTTGTTAATCTCTACTGACCGGAGTTCTTCTAGCATTGCCTGAAAATACTCGTCTCTCAGCAGATTCTCAGCCCATTGGGATTTGTCCATTCATACCCTTAGTTAGATTACCCAGTTCCTTAATCGTCTTCAGGACAATATCAGCCTGTTTGTTACGGCTATCCTCGTCAGCCAAGTCCATAGCCAGAATCGCTTGCAACTGCTTGACCGCTAACTCTGCCTCACGAATCCGCATATCCATAGCGTCCTTCTCTGCCTTCATCGCTATTTCAATGCCTTTACGGGTATATTCAGCCTCTAGCGATTGTTTCTGTAGTTGCAACTTAGCAGCCTCAATCTGAGCCTTAGCTTCAGTCTTTTCACGCTCCACCTCTGCGATTATGCGAGTAGCCTCTGCTTGCATATCTGGCTGCGGTTCCTGCGGCTGTGACAGTTGCTCGTTCTGCTCAGGACTGATCTCGTTAATGAAAGCCTTAGCATCCTTGAAGCCAGCCGATTCAATCAGTCTAGCCAAGGTATCGCGGTACTGAGCCACAGATACCAGAGGATTAGCCGCACCGAACTGCGTAAGCACCTGCTCCTGCTTGCCTAGAATCATCTGGAGCATGGCGAGTTTCTGCTCACGATCTCCTGAACCCAAGCCTACGTTAATCGCCACATCGTATTGATTCGTCCATGAGCGAGGATCAAACGTCACAAACTTGCCACGCATACGGACAATCTTGGCTTGATCCTGATACTTGCCCAATAGATGCAAAATGCCCTTAAACAGCGATTTAACGCCTGTTTCAGCAAAAATTCGAGCGATCAGTTCCAGCTTGCCAGAGTTCGACTTCATCATCGCGGCAATAGCCGTAGCCGATACGTTATTCAGTACGTCAGGATCAAGACCCTGTTGCTGGTCGCTAACGCCTGTACGCTTAGCCTGAACCTGATCCATGTACTCAAGCAATGGGAAAGCCTGAGCCGTTACCGCAGGAACCTCAATCGGCATAATCGAACCAGCAGACTTCATGCGAACAACACCGCCAGGAGTAGCGTTCAGCACGTCATCGAGATTCACCTGACCATCAACAACCCCAATACGGGCATTGTTCGTTAGGTATAGGTTATCAAGCATCTGACGGGTTACAGTGGACTTGATTAGCTGGATGTCCATCGTCCGGTCTGCCAAGCTCTGACCAAAGAACTTGTGCGGAATAGGGATTGGACACAGGCTGTGGAACGGAACTAAGTCACATTCCTCGTCATCTAGGATTTCGCTACCGGCGTAGGTAATCTTCCGCAGTTCAGCGATACCGTCACCATTAACGTCAATCCGTATATAGCACTCGTATACCTCACAGACCTGCATCGTAGGATCAAGGCTGATATTCTCATCCGGCTGCTCACCCTGAGAGAATCGGGCTACTCGCTCTGTGGTGTACTGAAGATCGTCATAGCTAGGCAGACCCTCGACCACATCCTTGTCAAAGCCCATCGCTACCAACTCACTACGAGTCATCAAGCGACGATGAGCCACAAACGGGCTATCTTCAATAGTTCTTGCCGATTTGCTAATCAGGAATTCTTCCGGCGGTACGTTCTCAATCTTTACGCAACCGTACTTTTTGACCTTCTTAACTCTTACGTCATAGTAAGGAATCTGGATCGGGAAACCCATTGGGTCAACGCCACCGTCAACAAACTCAACGTTCTGGCTGACCACCTCAATGGCAGGATCAGACAGTAGCAGGGCTAATTCGTCTTCGGTCAGGTTCTTGTAGGACTCTTTGTTAACGTCCTCTTTGGCATCCCAATACGCCTTGACTACGCCAACCTTCATCATCAGCGCGTCTTTGAACCAGTTATGCAGGATGATTAGACCGTCATTCTCGCGGTAAAAGACCCAGTTGCAATAGTCGGTAGCCTGTCTAGCAGACTGCTCATCTTCTGGAGTCTGTGGCTCAAAAGAGACAATATCCTCGGTAGTCGTAAAGACTCGGATAAGTTGTGGCAACGCACCGTCAATAGCCTCAGCTACCTCACCAGTGACGATCTGGCTGCGACCTTCAACCTCGTTACCATAGGGATAACGCAGGTAATACTCCAGAGCCTTAGCCCGTTGGTCTGTAGTCTCGGTATCAATGTAACCAATAGAGTTATCGATTTCATTCTCGATAATGCTCTTGATCTGACCGTCATCCATCTTCATAGCACATCCTTACGGAGTTTTGCCTATTATACAATCCATTTTGTAGAAATTGGCAACGTTGTCTGCCATGAACTATCTCGCTCGTCAAGACCTATTGCAAGGTATCTAAAAGCGTCAGACGCATGGCTAGACCAATCATGTAGCGGCTTCTCATAGAATATCTGCCTACGCTCGTCATGCTCCCGACGGTAGTTTCTCAGCGCATCTAGTCCCTGCTTGACCCTTGGATGGAACCAGCATCTCGGCAACAAACGTCTAACAGCTTGTATCCCATCAGCGACAGGTAGTCTAGGCGCAACCGTTATCGATAGCCCTGCTTCCTCTAAGACCTCTTTGCGGCTTTTGCCTGTGCCTAGTTCCCTTACCTGTACGTCATGCGGCAGGATATGGCTAAATCCTTCGTAATCGTTCTCTCGCAGCCAGTTGACGTACCAATCTAATCCCTGTCCGTGGTTTTCGACGAAATCGAGTAATCTAATCTCTTTTCCAGCCAGTTGAGCAACCCATATAGCAGTCGAGTCACCCATTCCAATATCCCATGCAGTAAAGCTACGGCACAGATCATCGCGAGGAAAGTCAGTAATATGGCTATCCCTTTCAAGGTCATTAATAATTTTGCCATAGTAAGACCCTTCGACCGCTGCGTTAAAGGAACACTCGAACTCCTGGTTGTACCTATCCTCGCCCATATCTCGATAGGCATCTTTTAGTTCTGACTCTGGCAAAACGCCTGTCTGACTAGCCTTGAACTCTAAGAACTTCCAGCCATCCTCGGTCTTAGCCCTCTCCGCTAACTCAGCGAAATGGTTAGCACCTTTAGGAGTGCCAATGAAACTAGCCCACCCAAGACGGTCGGCAAGAGCAGGTCGGACGATTTCGTTCCAAATGCGTGGGTTCTGATCGCCAACTTCGTCGATAACCACGCCATCAAAATACTGACCCCTAAGACTGTCAGGATTATCAGACCCATATAGACTAACCCTACGCCCATAAAAATCAGCGCGTAACTCAGAGACATTGTAGGTAGCTCCTAGTGACCGTGTGTACTTCTGAAGGTAATCCCACGCTACTCGCTTGGCTTGTCCGTAGGTTGGCGCAATGTAGGCAAATCGTGGCTCTGGCTTGTCGCACTCGATAGCGGACTTAATGAGGTGGTTGATAGCCGAAACAGTCTTGCCAAAACGCCTGTGCGCGACAACCACTGTGAATCGATGGCTGTCGATAGCCTCATGTATCTGTAGCTGGAGTTCCCTCGGCTCGTAGTCAATGACAATTTCAGTCATTAGTGCTGGCTTGTAGGCTGCTTGTAGCCACAGTTAACGCATTGACCAGCAATCATAAAAGCACTGCACATCGGGCAGTTAGTCTGTTTGTAGCTCATTTCTTTCCTCCCCATCTGATAACCATCTCTTGAGCTTCCCCGTCCTTACCTGTCACCTCAGTCCTTGCCAGCTTAGGTATGTGGTACTCACTCAGCTTCTGCATTAGGTCTAGTGCCTTAGCCGGATCAGGCTTTAACCCTAGCACCTCATCGCCTTCAGCTACCCTCTGAAGCCATCTGTCCATGTAAGGCACGTTCTTCTCTAGCAGAGTAGCTATAGCGTTACGCACTACTGTAGTGGACTTATTCGGCACTCCTGCTGGTCTACCCTTACCTGCATTAGTTAGACCAGGATACGCTGTAACTTCTTCCTCTTTACTGTGATCTGTTTCCATTTTTGCATTATCCTCTGGATGTCATGCTTACTCTAAGCTACCAACTTTAACGACTCACATAATGCCTTATACGGATAAATTGCAGAATTTACAACTATTGCCTTTCTCATCTTTGGCAACGGAACTAGCTTTTCATCCATGACGCTATGAATCTTGGAGACATTCAAAATGTAAATATCGCCATCTTTTGCATTGAAGCTACATACCTTCTTTATTTCGTCCAGACTAAAAACGCTTCCGTTAGTCTGATTGGGTAACTTTCCTACCGTCGGCTCATCTATCGAAAACTCATAAAAATTTGTCGCTTCGTCGGTGGTGTTCATATAAAAATTTACTGAAACCTCTGTCCCGCTGTCTGTGTGTGGGTATGCTGCATGATTTATTGTCATATATCTAACAATTAAGTCTTTGTGCATAAACTCCGGGAACAAATCCAACGGGCTAGCCTCATCAAGCCACTTCACCTCGTAATATTTAATCCCGTAAAAGACTCCACAACTTTCTAACCCATATCTGACTGTTTCTCTTTCTATCAAGAAAGAATCTTCGTTAAAATTATGGCAACAATCTACTTTTGTGAAGTAATCAACCATTTAGACTAACTTAACCGTAAATAAGTTCGTACATATCGGGACGGTGTTCCATTATCCACGCCCTCGGTTCCTCATGGCATTTCTTGAAATCAACGCCTATCGTCTGGCTCCCTGCATGATGTACATAAGCCCTACTGACGAAATGCTGATAACCCGCCACGTTTAAGTCATGACATATTATATTATCTGAATACCAATTAGTTGACGGAAACTTTGCAATATCCCACGCTTCCCTGCTTATCGACGCGAAAATAGGCGCAATGACCGGAGTCAACTTGATCTGATGCTCACTTTCCCACCTCAACCCCAACCTTTTATCTCCATCCACCGGAAACCTGATGTTCTGATCCGGCAACACATAGTCCGATCTTGCACCTAAGAATCCGTATTTCACGCCCCTAGATTCCAGAATTCCCGCATCTTCCCTCATTAACGATAGCGTATCTGGATTAAGTACCACGTCATCGTTAGCTAAAATCAATGAGTCGTAGTCACCATCTTGGAAAGCATAGTCAACCGCTGCGTTATAGGCATCCCCAAAAGTGGAACCGTTATTTGGTATCACCTTATGTGTCGTATTTATCGGGTTTTTCGAACTTATGTAGACCGGAATGTCGTTAGCGTAAACACTAATCGATTCCAATAGCACCGAAATCCCTTTGTTTCCTACCGTACAGATGACTATTGCTTGCATTAAATGTCCAAGACTCCGGGTATATGCATGACCCTATAGTTCGTTTCGATCTTTTTTCCGGAAAACCTCATTAACTGCTCAACAACACCCCAATCATGGGCATATCCGTCACCCCAAACAATACCTAGTGATCTCTTATGAGCAATGCAGGACGTGCCAATAAAACCCTTACCTAATGTTACTGACCGACGATCCAGATTAACGTAATCATCCCACCACAGCCAATCAGCATCTAAATGCTCAACAATTCTGGCTAAATGATGCTCTCCGAAAACATCGTCAGAGTCTAAGTACGCAATGTAGTCGCTGGTCGCAGCTTCAATTCCCTTGTTTCTAGGCAAGCCACTAAAAGGAGAAGACTTAGGCAAAGGCTCTAAGCACGTTACTGGATACTCTGAGGCTATTTTGACCGTTTCCTCGCAACCATCGGGAACAATGATTAACTCACCTATCCCCTGCGTTAGAAAGCTCTCTATCGCCCTTCTTAACTTGGCTGGTCTATCTGCCGCGCAACCTGAATACTCTCCTAAGAAACTTGGTAAAACGACACTTATCATTTCTTCTTGTTTCTTGCGGATATGGCTGCGGCTTTCTTCTTAGCGTCTGCCTTGGAACTAGCTCCCCATGCCCGTAAAGATAGTAGCAAACGAGTAGGCTCACCATTTTTATACTCTGCTCCCGGCATATTCCCCATCCTAGCTAGGAATGATGCGCGTCTAGGATTGTCACCAGACTTGACCGGAGACTTTAGGTCTGAACCCGGATTCTCAGCCTCGTAGCTCTTGCGACCCTTTTCGTTAAGACCGCCCTTCGGGTTCTTACCAGCCTTCTTAGTCCATGCTGCTGCCATTCTTGCCCCGCTTTTTCTTACCCATAGGAATCTTGATCTCGATTTCTATCTCATTAACACCGTTCTTTTTCTTCTCTTTTTCTTCGTCTAAATACTCTTTCAGCAACTCTTTGTCAGATTTCTTTTTCCCGTTCTTCATTTTTTCTTCCTCGGCTTGGCTGTTTTGGCGGCTTCCTTAAAATCTGCCTTAGTAGGCGCACCCTTAGAACCTACCTTACGCATCTTCTCGCCAGAACCTTCAGCGATACGTTTACGCTTGGCATTGATCGCATCGTACAAACCAGGATCACCCTTCTTTTTCATTTCTTACCCTTCGAGGCTTTACGACCTTCCGACAGCGCAATGGCAATCGCCTGATCCTTGGACTTGACCACCTTGCCACCCTTACCGCTGTGCAAAGTACCCTCCTTAAACTCCTTCATTACCTTGCCTACCTTCTTCTGCATCTTTGTCGGCTTTTTCACTTGACCTCCAGATAACCGTTTTCAAAAAGTAAACCTATCGTCTTGCGGTGCGCTTCTTCCCACATCTCGACCCGTTCCTGCTTAGATAGATTCTTGCCCTGATCTAGTTCGGAATGGCACAAAAAACAAAGGCTAGCAATTCGATAATCACTAGCCTTTATACTCTTTCCCTTGCCATCCCGCAACTGGTTGCTGTGGGCTGCTACTACTGTCCCGTCCTCCCTTCCGCAGTGGCAACACGGTAGCTTTCGGGCGGTCTCTAGTAGCTTTTTGTTTCGGTAGTTCAATCTGTCGTTTTCTCCACATTTAGCATAGCCCTCTGGATTTCTTTGGCAAACTTCCTGATCTCCGGCTCATGATAATACTCAAGATTACCGAAGCAACGCTCCATCAAAGCGTTTATCTCACGCTTAGTTAGCTTCCTAACTTTAACGGGCAGATTCTCGAATAAAGGCTGCTGCATATAGCCTCACGATAGCTTCCATCATTCTACCCTTTTTGATTAAATCTCTGGCTCGGATAATTGACGAAACTCTCTCCCTCGTTGCACTCCTCGCAGCAGGTAACGATCTCGCCAGACATATCCCTAGCCCTTGGAACCTCATCCCAATCAACCACCCAACCGCACCACTCACATTGTGCCAAATTGCTATCATCGATCTCGTTCATTGTGTCACCCTATCCATTGTTCGATTAGAAGCCTCCTGAGACCGCCATACGTCGATCCTAGCCTGTGCTGCTATCAACTTCCACCTAAGCTCCTCAGCAGCCTCTACAGCCGCCTGAAGCCCTTTTAGTAAGGCTTGGTACTCTGGATGAGCATAAGCCTGATTCTCCCTGTCAGCGACCGTATTTCCTATTGCCTGACTGAACAGGATTGCTTTCTTGCTTTTCCGAAACTCCTCTAGGTAAGTAACCTCGGCTTTAGCCTTGGCGTAAGCCGTAGAGTTCCGGTAGATAAAGTCGATTGCCTCATGAGGATCAACCTGCATACCGAGCCTCAGTAATGGAAACTCGGATTGCCTCAATCAGCTTCTCAGCGTTCTCCGGCGAGATAGATAGGTTTGCGCTACCGTTGGACAACATCACGTTAATCCAGACGTTCTTGCCAACCGTATCGACGAAAATTGCTGTGTGTTGGGTTGTTCCTTCAACTTTCATATTGCCCCCTAAAAACCGGGGTTTCCCCCGGATGGTTAATTAACGATGATTGCAATTTGCTGCTACGTTCTCAAAAAATCTTGCTCCCTTGTATGCGCTGCCTTGCTGAGTTCCGGGGCAAGAACATTGGATAATTAAACCGTATCGTGGGTCAATAAATGCTGGATGCAGTTTTGTTCCTGATCTGCCGATTTTTACTGAGCCTTGCTTGTTTACTTGGTTTTCCATTTGTTTCCCCTTTGCTAATACCGTGTTGGTATGGCTAAATCTTATCTATTACATTGCTTTGGGTAAACACATTTATTTCTATTGGTAAACACATTGCTATAGGTAAACACTATTCCCTGCAAACCTCTTTCACCGCCTTTATCGCGTCAATTACGTTACTGACAACAGTTACTTGCCCTTTCCAACTGTGATGCCATAAGACCTGATCCGGCGTGAGCTTGGCTTTCTCATCCCGTTTTATCTCTAGCAGGACGTTTTTACCCTTGTAGCCTACGAGAATATCCGGGCAACCTTTGCCTACGCTATGCAGATGCTCGACTTCCATCCCCAAGCGTCTTAGCTCTTTGACGATCTCGACCTGATTGGAATCCACTCGTTTATAGACCACGCCAATCCCCTTTCTCGCCTCGGTTCCCACGTTCCCACTGAGTCCGGCAATCTTTCTCTAACCTATCCGCAGCTTTATCGCCTCGCTTCTGCCTGACCAAAGATAGATAGCTCATTGCCTTACCCCTGTCCTCTACTCTCCAGAGTAAAACTTGTCGGACTTCACAACGATGCCTATGCTCTAAAACTTCCTCGGTTGTCAAAGTCAATTCTTGCCCCTATCCTCTCCACAAACTGCTGGCTTAGACTGTCGTACCAAAGTCCGTACCACTCCTGACAATCCCCGTTCCGCTGCTTCTCGCACATTAGGTAGGTATCCGGCTGAGTCTCGTCTATCTGCTCACCCCTGTTCTTAGCGTTTTCTTTCTTCTTGTTGCGCCACACCAAAAAGACGTTATCCACCTGATCCGAGATAGAACCCGATCCTTTTAGGTCGTTCTTGTTGGGCTGCGTCTCGTCCGTCTGCTGCTTTCGGATATGGTGGACTAGGTGAACATGAACGTTATGATCTCTCGCTAGTGCAGTTAGTTCGTCAATAAAAGACTTCTGACCGTTGAAGTCATCCTCGTTCTTAACGCACTTCATTAGGCTGTCGATGATAATGTGCTTAACGCCTAGCTCTGTGGCGCAGTACCTCGACATAGCAATTACCTTCTCCGGCGTAGTAGTTCCCTGCTGGTCGTAAAGGTACATTTTGTCGGACAAGAACGACTCCATCCGGTCAACCATCTTCGTGATAAATCCTGCCCTATCATGGGTTAGTGGATCGTCCAGCGATTCACCGGAAAACTGTCTAAGCATCCGTTGTAGCGTCCTTTCTGGCTTCATTTCGAATGACGCTATGCAGACCGATTGACCCTGCTTGACCAAGTGCAGCGCAATTTGACCAGTGATTAAGGATTTACCACCACCGTTAGAACCAGCGTAAACAGTAACCTCACCCTCACGATAGGCAAAGGAATCATGTGTCTTCGTCCAGGGCATTACGACTTTTGCCTGTACCGTTGTCGATAGATAAGACTCTTTGACCGACTCCAGCCAATCCTTAGCCTTCCTTACGCGAATCGTTACATCGTTAGCGTGAAGATACTTTTCTACGTCAATGGCTTCCGATTTGAGGATTCTGGCTTTCCTAGCCTCGTCTAGTTCTATTGCCCGTGATTCAAGACTCATAGTTTCGCTCCTTAATCTTTGCCAGTAGCATCGTCGAGAACTCGCTTGGCTTTTTCGTTAGGTTCCAGATCGTCTTGACCTCTGCGGTAGATAAGTCTTTCCATCCAGCATCAACGACTTTCCAAATAGCATCAACAACTCCCTCTGGCTCAGGCTCTTTCGGAAACTCAATCAGCGGCTCTCCGGCTAATCTTTCTGCAATGGCTTTCGTTAGAGCATGGTTCGTGTACATCAGCTTTAGAATATTCAGTAGCTCCTCAGCCTCATCTGTCGTTAGTTCAATCGTCATAATCTCCCCTAGTTAATGTAGCTTACCGCTTCGTTGATTCTGGATAGAGCCGTTTTAAGCCGTTTTCTATCCTCGGCTGATACTTCCCTACCCTCGCTCACGTCAAACGCCGCTATCGACGTTACAAGTGCCTCAAATTGGATTATTTTCAGCAGGTCTGTTGCGTAAAACGGTCTGCGTACTGGTTTATTGAAATGTTGTTCCTTAAGGTAATTGATATTGTTGTCGTTAGGAAATAGGTCTGTCAAGTCCATTCCGACAGCTTCAACGATTTGATGCGCTGAACATCCGGCAAAGCACTTGAGCAGGATTCGACCGTCATCTGTTTCCGTTATGGCAAGGCTTGGTGATCTGTCAACGTGAGCAGGACAACAAGCTATCCAACGACCTTTAGAGCCTTTGACCTTTTCGAGTTTGTTTAGCAAGTCTCCAATCATCTTAGTCTCCACAAAAGCAAGAAATGGCTTCTTCATCCATTCCAAACATATCTATTTGTTCGTTAGCAAATTTATATATTTCTGCATAACTTGGACGATCCTTCCTAAACCTCGCTCCATCGCCAAACTTTTTATTGCTTGATTGAGCGTGTTTTTCCATTTCCATCCACCAGATAGCTCGTTCAGGCTTTTCTTTTACTAAGCTCAAAATTTGATGCGCTGGCTTTAGGAAACATAAATCACAGTTCCCGTGCATGGTTACGCCATTCATGTTTGGCAAACCTAAGTCAAACGATTGATTTGACCAAAAATCAAATATTGTTTTCTTAGTAACTCCAGCAGATACCAACGGTAAGCGGCTTATGTCCATCTTTGCAGCCCGTCTAGGCTCATCAGCCCTTATTCCAACCCAATCCGAGTTTTCCTTATGCTCTATCCCGAGAGACTTCATGTATTGGTGAATTACACCAATTTTTAATTTAGCCGTACAAATTCGAGCAACAGGATTAGGAAGGTATGGACTTCCATTTTGGTCAATCAACTGAAAAAACGGTTCGCCATTCCTAGAAGCCGTTTCAAAAGTCACGCGCCTAAACCTCTTAGAAGTTTCTGCGTGATACTGATATTCCAGCCAATGAATTTCTACGCCCCACTCTTTACTGCACTGATCCACAAATCTCAAGGTCGCTTCTTCCTCCTTCCCAGTATTGGCAAAACATACGATTGCCTCGTCAGGAAGCCCTTTATTGGCTTGTAAAACCCGCCACAATAGGTAGGCAGACGTTCTGCCACCTGAGAAACTTATGACCGTAGGCTCGTCAATTAGAAATGGGTTTCTCATAGAACTCGTCTCCCAATAGAATTTTGTTGAGTCTGGACTTTAGGTTCGTAAACATCTATCCAATCGCTAACGATGCTCTTTTGCAATACCGCTGACGTATCGATACCCTTATTCTTCATTTTTTCCAATTTAGAAATCATTAAATTAACGGCTCGATCTGTCATCGGCTTCTTTAACTTTTTCCGCATTTCAACAAAGTCGTTCCAATCAGTTTTATTTAACCAATCAGGAAGATCTAACGAAACAGACTTCTTCTCTGTCTCTTTCTCTGTCTCTCTCTCTGGGATAGCAAGTTGCAAGCAAGGTGCTAGCATAGTGCTAGCATCAACAAAAAAGCCATTATCTATCAATGGCTTAAGTCCTAACTCTATATCCTTGCTAGCAATACGCAAGCGAAATGCTAGTTCTTCGCTAGCAGCATTAAAACTACCGTCTTTTGACTCACTTGCTAGCAACCAAAGTAAAGGTGCTATCGCCTTGCTAGCAATCGGTAGGTTCATGTATGCCCTATCGTTAAGCAAGTCTCGATGCAGCTTGATCCAAGGTGGACACCGATCCCGATAGTGCTGGAACTTTTCCCAGTTTTTAGGCTTGAGGAGCATATTTTTCCTCCATACCGCCAGCCCATAAATTTTCCATTTCTTCATGGAAATCATTGACCACCATTTTTATTTCTTTAGCTTGATCTGGAGTCAAAACTATTGACACTTCCTGCCCATGAATTGATGAGTTTTGCTTTAGAACAAGGCAACCTACGTCACTAATGTATGCCTCTAAATCATCTGTTGCTCTAAATTTCAACATTGCTTTTTCCAATAAAAAAAGCCCTAGGAGAGACTCTCACCAATAAAGGTGTTGGCGGACTGGTGGGTAACCAGCAGAGTCCCTTCTAGGGCTTACCCAAACACGCCGCCAAGCGTGACTAAACTATACCTTAACGTTTCGTAATTGACAAATCTTGCAAAGCTCAAAGTTGCCGAACTGAATCGCTGATCTGGATCGTTTACATCCAGCGCAGTACCGTAGACCAAAGTTATAGGTCTTAGTCGTTCCAGTTTTGTCGCTTGACGTTACTACTAAGGATTTTGAAGGTTCTTCTTTCAATGGTCTGCCCTCTAGGTGTTGTTTTTCTAACTTCCGGCTGCTTATCCGGCTTAGTCTTAGTTTCTTGCAATTGTTTTAAGTATTTTTCGTATTTCATTATCTCAGAATGTTGACGTTTGGTAATAGAATGTTTCTATAGGTTTACATTTACTAATAGAAATATATTTGCACTAACCTGTTAATCTGTGGCACTATTTCGAAGCGGTAACTCACTAGGGGATAAATATTATGAATGACCAAGAGTTTGAACAATACCTGATCTCTGAACTGCTTGACGGACATCCTAACGATGTTTTGTGTCACATGGACGCTGCAACCGTTGAGGAAGAATTTAGCGAACTTCTGTTTGTCTGGTCAAGACACCAAAAAGACGCAGACGCACTTAAAGACGGTATGCAGCGGTTTCTAGTCGGAATGATCGACCGTATCGTTAAGGAGCAGCGACTACCCCCTTACCAGCCAACTGACGAAGACGATTACATCGAACATCAAGATAGGCTGTATCAGGAACGTAAAGACCGTGAAGCAGAAGAAAGGAGCAGAGCATGAAACTATTCAATCCAGACGATAAGGTAGCGGACTTCATTGACCGTCATGCTTTTTGGGTAATCGTGGCAATATTGATCCTTTCTATGCTACTGGATAACGTATGACATCAATCCTAGACCCATCATTCAAATATGTACCATCTGGCAAAACTAATATTCGTCGGACTTTTGAACGTATTAGAAAGGAACAAAAGGAGGCTGCAAAAATACAAGCTACTAAGGAAGCACAACCTAACAATATTATTTTCAATAAAAAATTCGCTAAAGGATAAATAATGGATAACTACCGTCAACAGCAGGAACAAGAAGAACAGCAGCAATGGCTTGTATACGCACGACTTCAGCAAGCCAGAGTCAAGCTCCAGAACATAGAACTCAAGAAGTCAGGGCATAACAAGTTTGCAGGTTATCGCTATTTTGAACTGACCGACTTCCTGCCTACCGTTAACTCAATATTCGCTGAACTTGGACTCTGCCATACGCTAGAGTTCACCAGCGAACTAGCGACAATGCGCGTCATTGATACGGTTAACGGTGGATGCGCTAAGTTCACCTGTCCTATGGCTTCGGCTCAGTTAAAAGGCTGTCACGATGTCCAGAATCTAGGCGCATCTATTACCTACATTACTCGGTATCTGCTCGTTATGGCTCTAGCTATCTGTGAGCATGACGCACTAGATGCGACTACAGGATCAGAAGAACCTAAGTCATTAAAGCCTATTACTAAGTCCGTATTCGATACGTTAGACGAACAATCACAGGAAGAAATCAAAAGCTACGCAGCCGATGTAATTATGCTGATTCACAAGGATCAGGTATCCGAGGCTGTGGAGTACATCAATTCGCTGGAGCTAGATGCAGATTGGAAGACTGCACTCTGGTCACAGTTGGATAGCAAGCAACGTAGTGCAATCAAGAAATTTACTAAAGGATAAACATGGAATACGACAACACTAATCGCGGCATGTTAGGACGCAACACTAACAAGCAGTCTGACAAGCATCCAGACTATAGCGGCACGATCAATATTGACGGTCGTGATTACTGGCTCTCTGGATGGCTCAAGGAAGGCAAGAACGGTAAGTTTTTCTCTCTAGCGGTTAAAGAGAAAGAGATAAAAAAAGCACCAGCCAAGAATGATTTTAAGGATGACGATCTAAGCGACGCACCATTTTGATGATTAGCTACGAGGGAAAGTTGCATTGGCTTTTCGACCACAAGTCGTCAAGGATAGAACCAATGTAATGAGTACCTCACCCAACAGCCTAGCGATAGGTGGCGCATATAACCTACGCAGCATACGCACAGGCTCCTATCAGGTACGAGTCTCCCTCTGTGTGAGTATGCCGACTGACCGCCGTAAGCGGTCTATTAACTCAGGAGAAAAAATGAAACTGTTGGACTATCTAAAAGAAACCTACGAGATCAAGAATGACCGTCAATTGGCTATCCGTATCGGGGTATCCATGCCAACGATCAGCAAGATTCGTAACGGGCATAACGGAGTGTCGGCTGAAACAAAGATCGCCATACACAAGGCTTTCGATATACCTATCGCAGAAATTGAGGAGTTTTTATGAGCTTTGAGATTACGGAATTAGAAGTTATCAGATGGGCTGAGGCTAGAGGCATCATTAGGAATTCGGACTCTAAGACACAGCTTCTTAAAGCGGTATCAGAAATGGGAGAGTTAGCCGATGCAGTTATCAAACGAGACCGTGACGCAATTATTGATGGAATTGGCGACGTTCTTGTATGCCTTATTGTGGCTGCTGCTATTGAAGATGTCGATGTAAAACAGTGTTTAAGGGCTGCATACGAGGAAATCAAAGACCGCAAAGGCTACCTAAATAGGGATGGCGTATTCATCAAGGAAGAAAGGAATATCTAATGGGCAGACCTCGTAAGAATCCAGATGACCCTAAATGGCAAGAGCCAACAGAAAGCCACGTTAATGAAGATTGGCGTATCTTCTTCGCAGCGGCTCTAGGAGGATTAATCGCTAGGGGTGGCGGTCAGACTTATGAACAGATGATAAAGACGGCTTCAGAAATCGCTACAGAGGCTCAGAAATCCATTCAATAATCCATTCATAAATCCATTCATGTATCTATTAGCTCACCTCGGAAATAGAACTGATCGTCAATGATCTGCACTAGCTCTGGTGGCATTAGCTGACCATCAATGAAGTGCAATACCGCAAATCCTGACCGCCAGTTCTTAGGGCTATCCTCAGCGTAGTCAAACTGAGACCCATCGATAAACGCTAGAGTCCCTGTATCTACACCGTATCTCGTACCGTTATAGTCAGTCCAAGGCGTAACTTTAAGGCTATGTAAATGACCAGTAACGATCGAAACACCGGACTTTAGCGTATTGTTGTACACAGCATGGATGCCATTGTGATAACGATGTTTAATCATTACCTTGTCATTGACCATAACGCTAGTGGAGAACTTCCATCGAGGGAAATGGTCTCTTAAATCCATACCCTCAACGCCCTTCCAAGTATCCCCTACCTGAGCCGCTAAACGAGCGTTAAAGCGCATATCATGGTTGCCCCATGTCCAGTGTAGGGTAGCACCTTTTGCAGCCTTCTCGACCTCTCCTAGACGCTCCTGACAGGCTTCTAGCTCCTGTTTTACGCTAGGAGTTGAACCCCATCCAGATACAGGATGACGAGAGATACTAGCCCCGTCAAACACATCGCCATTCATAATGACCATCTTAGGCTTAACCGCTTTGATGACCTTTATCAATGCCTTGTGTGCTGGACTAACCTCATCTGGCATATAGTGGCAGTCTGAAGCTACAACCACATATCCGTCAGAAATATCTACTAAAGTCCTTACATTGTTATCTGGATATGTAATCTTGAAATCAGGGCTTTGTGGTGCTGTACCCCTTAAAACGATAGAGAGCTTCTTTTCTATAGCCCTACGTCTTATGTGGATGTTTCGTATGTTGATGCCTAATGCGTGAGCTACTTGTGTTGGACTGCCTGTCTCATTCCACAGACGAATAAACTCCTCGTCTGTACACGATTTGCGAACCATAAATCACCTTAGTTAGTTGCTCTACGATACTCTCCGCACCATTGATCCTCTGCGGTAATGGCAAAAGAGAAGCCAACTACATCTTCGCCAGGAATAATGTAAGGAGGCAATCTCCTACATTCCCCGAATTCTTCTTTTTTATCGCCTACATAGAAACTACAGGTACGGCACATCGGCATACAATCGTCAGGAATCTTCTTTTTCAAATTGGCTCCGATATAACATATAAATATGAAATAAGTATTTCAACGGTTGTATTCTCTAATAATCGTCTGTAGAGCCTCTAACCGCCTGATCGAATCTCGGCAAGATTCATAATTCTCTATTACGGTCTCGGCAACGTCTTTAGCGGCAATGGTGGAGCCATTAGCTCCGGCGGTACTGCTATCCGGCATACTGGCTGTTGCGGCTGCATCGTGGAGCATCCCGAAAGAAGAACTAATAGGGCAATCATTCGATACACGATCAACCTCTTTCGTTAGTGTCCGATAAACGATCCGATCCTTTCTGGCAGACTCGACTACAGTCTTTGCTACAGAATCGGCAACTTCCTGCTGCTTCTTGAAACTCTCTACCGCAGCTAAAGCACTTGCAGCCCTTTCCGCATCCCACCTTACCTGAACGGACTCCTGCCCCATCACATAACATTTCCATCCTGCCCCCGCTAGTACCAAACAAGTCACAGCAACCGCAGCTATTCTCCAATACATAGTCTGTACTCCTGCTGGCGACGGGTCGTTAAACCCTTCAATTCCTTGCCGTTAAACTTGTTCCATTTCAGCAACTCTTTACAAGCAGCCGAATAGTCACGCATTTTTAAGTTCTTGACAAGAGTGGACTTACAAGCAGCACCAGTGCCGATGTTGTATGACCATGAAACGATAGCGTCCCATTCATGCTGATACATTGGGACATCACCAATGCAGCGTTTTAGGTCTTTTTGGAAGGATTCGGTATGCTGAGAGAGCTTGATTAACGCTCTGATAGGGTCGGTTTTGTCACCGATCTTGACGTTATGGGTATCGCCGAACCCAATGGTAGGAACATCACCTTGGACTGGGATGTAAGCAGATTCTCGATAACCTTCGTGAACAGCAATGCCAATCAATGCCGCCGCAGACAGCGTTAAACTAGCAATGACTGTCCGACTACTCATCGTCTGATTGTTTCTTGGCTATCTTTAAGTGCTGCATCTTGAACCAGATATTGACCAACAGACCGATTACAGCAATGGCTAGACCGCCTAAAGCCGCGAACTCATTAGCCGTTAGCCCAAAAAAAACAGCAGTCGCAGAACCGCTGTAAGTAACTACTGATGCTGTTTTAGTTATATCCGTCATTTTGAAGCCTCTAGCTGTTCGATACGCTGGCTCATCTCTTTTACCGCATTAATCAGAGCAAACGTGAGTTCAGATGTATCTACAATCTTAAAGCCCTTATCATCCGTCTTTACACAATTAGCAAATGCAGTACCTTCTAACTCTTGAGCAATAACCCCAACAAACTCTTGTGATGGGCTACCAGACTTCATGAACTCAGCGGTATAACGATAGTTCTTAGGATTAACCTGTTTTAGCTCGGCTAGACCCTTATTGTAGGCTGTGATGTCTTGTTTGTAACGAGAATCTGAGTAGCTGTTAAACGATCCACCACCGACCTTTTGAACGTCTGACAGGTCAAAACCAGCCGATGCAGCACCCACAAACAGGCGCATATTGCCAGCAATACGAATCTGAGCCTCAGCACCATTCCAAAAAAGTGAACTTGTGTTTGTGAAGTTATAACCACCTTCAGAAACAGGTGCGCTACCAAATGTTTTTGTACCGCCAAATGTTTGCGATCCTGTAGTTACAACACCGGAAACAGTCGATGACGCTACAGGCAACGCAGACGATGCCCAAGAGCTACCGTTAGACGTTAATACATGACCGCTAGTGCTTGGAGATACCGTAGATATAGCTGACGTACCTGCACCCACCAATACAGCACCTGTGGACAGTGATGTTGATCCAGTGCCGCCATTGGCAACGGCTAGTGTGCCACTAAGTACCAGACTTCCAGACGTTGTTACAGGAGAACCAGTTACTGTAACTCCTGATAGGTTAGACGTTAGACCTACGCTAGTTACCGTACCTGTTCCCGGTGTCACAGTACCCCATGCAACGCTAACACCGTCAGTCGTTAGGTATTTACCTGAGTTGCTTGTCTGAGAAGGCATCAGAGCGTTAATCGCTGTAGGTGCTGTAGTGTTCCCAGTACCACCCTGATTTATCGGCAAAGCGTTCGTTAGGGTTACAGTGCCACTAACAGACAAGTTACCGCCAACAGTAAAGTTATCTCCATCAGACCCTGCTTGCTGGTCTTTTAACTGAGACATCAACTCACGGATAGCGTTATTTATGTTTGATGGCGCACAACCTTCAGCAATGTTAATCCCACCGATGTCAGTGTTATTAGCCGCTGTTGCGCTGTATTCGCTAATCTTGTTCTTTGCCATGATTATCCTTACTGACCCAATAGCCCAGTTACAGTACCCAAACCGGCAGCCATAGGAACATTACCCACAGCCCTTTGTTGCATCCTTTTGCGTAATTCTTGCATTATCGCTCTCTGTTCAATAGGATCAGACGCAAATAGACGCTTCTGCAATTCTGCCGATGTTTCTCCGCTAATACCTTTAGTCCTAGCAGCACCTTGGCGCAGTAGTTCCATAGCAGCACCACCGATGCCACCAGTTGCATAACTTTGAGCCAATCCAGCAGCTTTACCAACACCCTCGCTAGTCGCTAAACGCTCACCAGTTTGGGAACCGCCAATAATGCCCTTAGCTGTCTTTGACTGACGCTCTAAAGCATCTACATACTGAACAAAATCCTTATACTGATTCTCGTCAGTAAACGCATAACGCATCAAGGATTTCTGTTTATCACTCTTAAAGATTTGGCGAGTAAAGTCACCGCCTTTGAAGTTTTCCAAACGCTTGTTTACGTCAGCCATCATACCAAGACGGAAAGCCTCTTTCTCAGAGTCATTCATCTTCTTTAGCTTGTCGTAGGCTTCTTTGAAGTCAAGTTTCTGGTAATCCTGACCAGTTTCGAACGATGACCGGATACGCTCGTTATCAGCAAACTCCTTGTTTGCCTTTGCGTAATCTGGATTCTTAGCCTTAATTAAATCATTAAACTCGCGTCTTACGTTAGATACATCTCTGCCGTAAGAAGTAACTTTTCCAGTAATAGAGTCAGTATTTGATTCAACAATACGATCTAAGCCAATCTTGATTTGATGCAAAATCTTCGTAGGAACAAACTGAGCGTTTCTAACTTGCTCTAAGTCAGGCAATGTATCACCGTAAACACTAGCTCGTTTCTGTGCTTCTTCGTAAGCCTGTTGGAATACAGGACGATCAACGTATTTCCTAAAGTCGCGAGCATCCACAGCAAGAGAATAGGCTTTAGGATACTTAGCACTAGCCATCGCTTGCTGGTTTTCTCCTAAGAATTGCAGGTATTCGTAACCGTTAGCATTTTTGCCAAGTCCAGCACGTTGAACCAAACCCTTAACAATATCGTTAGGTTGGTCAATCATGCGAGACTCAAGAAAACGCAATGTTGAATCCTTTTGAGCAGACGGAATTACATAAGCCGAATAAGCCAAATCCTGAAGGCTCTTGCTAATGTCTGCCAATACAGGACGAGGAACGTTAAGACGCTCCATTTCCTGCAATACGGATTGAGCTTCGTTAGGCGTTAGATTGTCTTTCTTTAGGGCATCAGCAATCAGTTTTGACGCTGCTGTAGGCTGATCGCCAACACCTGAAGCCACTAGAATATTTTTGATTACGCTACCAGCACCACGAATTGCGGCAGGTACAACAGCACCAGCAGTAGCACCAAAAACACCAGTTTCTAAGGCTTTACCAGAAACATCATCAGTCGCAGTACCAACGCCAGTTAATGCACCAGTAACCCCGCCAACACCAGCACCTCTAGCTATCTGACCCGGAAGTGTTCTACCAGTTATTGCCTCCTGGACAACTGGAGCAGCCTTGCCAAGCGTCTTAAATGCAGCCAATGGAGCCAATAAAGCACCACCAAACTCTGTTACGCCGCCCGTAACAGGATATTCAGCCTGAAATGCCCCTTGTTGCGCTCTAAGACGGTCTCTAAGTTGCTCGTATTGTTTGCCAGATACAGCACCAGACCGCAAAGCAGCCTCAAGTTCCTCAGCAAATCCAAAAGTTGCGCCTTGAGCAGCAGACCTAGCCGCTTCTACTCTAGGAGAGAATGGAATCTTTTGCTCCATTACGGAACCCTGCATATTTCTCTGGATAGCAGCAGAAATTTCCTGATCTGTCATGTAATCAGGAAACTCAACTTTCCCCATGCCGGGAACCTCAATAACCTTTGCCATTACTCAATCCTTCCGGTAGCAGGGTTATATTTCTTTGTAGGAACAGCAGGAGCCTCTATCTTGTAATACTTAGAATATTTGCTGCCAACAGGATCGTTACTCATTATTTCGTAGTTCTGCTGATGAGAAGCTATCTTTTGTTGAGCAATCTTCTCAAGCGACGAAAGCAATGACCTAACTTCAACATCAGTAAAGTCACGCAAGTTACCAGCAGCAGCCCTAGCGATCAAATTACGTTCGTTCTCTGTGATTGCGCCTTGACCCTTCATTGCCTCAGCAGCACTCAACTCTAATGAGGCAAGTCTCTGCATTGCAACAGCAGTATTTGCTAGTTTTTCTTGGGTACTCTTTCCAGACACACCCAAAGCAGTAGCAAATTGGTCAACGGCTCGAGGTGCGCCAGATTGGAAACCTGAGTAAACACCTTTATCTAACAATGGTTGAATACTCTGAATTGTTTTAACAGTATTAACGGCAGATTTAGCTTGTTGGAAAGACGCTCTAGTATCTTCAACGACCCCTTTGGCAAATTCCTTTTCCATCTCTCTCGTACCCATATCGATACGAGTAGCACCAGCAGTCCTTTTTTGAATATCTCTGTTATACAAGACATCATCCAAGCGACCAATTTCCTCGGAGCTAAGTTGTCTAATGCTCTTATTAGGGAACAATTTTGCAGCTACACGACGATCTTCATTCGTATAATCTTTTTCTTTAGTAACAAACTCGGTTGCTCGTTTGTTAATATCCTGCAAGCCTTGCCTTAAATCATTTCCGCTAATACCGCCGGTCATTGCTAGTTGCTGTAAATCATCAACTTCTAGTTTGAATTGATCTGGAACGCCAGCCTTGATTCCACCAAAATCAAATTCCTCTACAGCACGTCTTGAGATTTGCTTATCAAGAGTCTCAATCTGTTGCAGATTGTTAGCAATGATGTCTCTAGCAGATTTTGAAGGAATCGCAGATAAACGAGTGTTTTGAGAAAGCAACTCCTGCTTTCTTGACATTAGTGGATCAGGTTTAGGAGCCTGACCGGTTACCGTAACTGGTGGCAAAACATTTTCGTTAGGAGCCGCTTCAGGCATTTCCGTTTGTGGCGCAGCCATAGCAGCAGCGGGAACCATAGCAGTAGGAGCCGGAGCAGCACTAGGCGCACCAGTCAATGCCTGTTGCAACGGAGCCATCTCAGCAAAGTATTTGATAGCCTCAGCAGGATTAGCTCGGATATAAGCAACCATCATCGGGTCGTTAGCTACTCTTGGGTCAGCCAATAACTGATTGATCGCGTTAATCTGCGCTCTGGATTGCTGTAACTTCTGAACCTCTGCCATTTGACCGATACCAGCCTGATACGTCTGACCTGCACCAGAAAAGCCTTGAGCAGCAGCCGTTAAGATATTCTGTAGCGCAGAGCGAGGATAACCACCGCCACCCATTCCTTGAGCCAAAGAAGCACCAAAACCTAGCAAGCCAGCTAGGTTAGAACGCCTCTCTAATGCAGTCTGCTCCTGTGGACTCAACAACCCTTGATAAGCAGTCGGAGTACCACCAAAGATATTAGGAATGTAATCTTCTAGTGCCATAGATCACCTATAACAGACTGAATTGTGGGACTGACGATTGATAGTCCATAGATGGCGCAGAAGGCATCGGATTACCTCTCAATAACCCAGCAGTCATTGGCGGTTTTGGAGTCAATTCTTCTTGTGCAAGATTGGATGCCAGATTCATCGCCATTGGGTTTTCTTTCCCAAACTGCATGAACGCTTTAGGCACTTGCTGTAGGGTTGACATCAGGCTAGGAGCAACCATCGCTTGACCAGCAGCCGTATTGATAGCACCCATACTAGCCGCAGGAGCAGCAGCGATATTCGCAGCCTGAGCAGCACCAGCAGCACTACCAGCAGCACCAGCAGCACCAGCAGCACCACCAAATACGCCGCCACCGATACCGCCTAATAGCGCACCAGTTAGAGGATTACCACCCCTAGCAGCAGACGTTATGCCACCTAACGCAGCACCGATAATCATTGGCGCACCCATTATTTACCCCCTTTTGTAGCTGTGCTAGTTTCCAGTGGAGTCCCTTGGAAAATGTCGGTTGCTTTCTTCAAGAAATCAAACGGCAATTCTTGAGCCTTTAATCTACCCATAATCGCATCTCTGTCGTAAGCCTCACGACCCTGACCAACCTGTAGAAGTTTCTGAATATCTGCGTAATCCTGAGCCGCCAATGTCGGAGCCATACCAGCAGCTTCTCGTTGTCTCGCTAGATCAGCAGACGTAATATCAGAAGCCGCACTCAAAGCACCTAGACGAGCTCTCATAGCCGCTTCCTCACCTGCTGACAGACCAGACGCAGCAGCTAATCTATTCTGCATTAACTGCTGCTCTGCTTGTGTCAAGCCACCAGCACCAGCAAATCTATTCGCTATAGCCTGTTGCTCTAGGTTGCCTAAACGACCCATAGCAGCCTCTTGAGCCTGACGCTCTGCTTGGTAATTCTGTAGATAAGCCTGTTGATTCTGTTCCGCTAATGCTCTCGCTAAGACATCCTGAGATTTAGCTGTTTGTTGTGCCATCGCACCAGAACCATAACGACCAGCAGCAGCAGCCTTAGCCTGTAAGTCCTTCATGCTTTCGCCGAAAGACTCACCAGCCAAACGGTTAGCCTGAGATAAAGCACCCTTTAGGAACTCGCTACCACCACCTAGATAAGCACCGCCAGCAGTCGATTTCGTTAGACGAGCAGCCTCAGACTCTGGCTGACCTTCCATCATTGATCTGTAAAACCCTTCGGCTTGGCTAGGTGCGCCATCCATTACGGAGCGATAGAAGCCAGCAGACGGATCGTAAGCACTCATCCCCATAGCCTCGATCTTTCCGGCATAAGGATTTGTGTAGCCCATTTGTTGAGCTACTACACCTTGAGCCTGACGAGTCAATGGAGAACCAGCCAAGGCACGTTCTTCAGCCATTGCCATAGCTCGTCGAGTAGCATCAGATGCGCCAACGGCTAGGGTTTCTGGTAAGCCACCAGTACCCTGATAGAGTCGCTTGGCTTCTTCTAAGCCGAATTTAAGAAACGGCTTAAATTCCGGGTCGATTTCCGTTTTTGTTGAGCTTCCACCGCCACCCATATCACACCTCGCTAATCCATTCTTTAGGACGGAAGCCGTAAGCCTTAGCCCTACGAGTCCATCCCCGACGATGGCTAGAAAAACTCAGGTATTTCATACCGTTTTCTCTTGCCATATCTTTGATAAATTGTAAACCTTTTTCAACCGATTGATAATCATTTTCTAACGCCCAAGCAGCCCAAACGTGGAGTTTCTGCTCTATCGGCTGTAATACAAAAAAGCCAACAAAATGATTATCCTTGAGCCCGACAAATAGAAAAGATTTCCTATTCCAACAGTCTGCGTACACATCCTCTGGTATCCAATTCTCTGGACTCCGCTTTTTTATTTCCTCTAGTCCGGGCTTGACGCTTTTCCACCAATCTCTAAGTTGGTCAGGCTCGATAAATTTGAATTCAATCATCCGACGATTATGTACCCGTAAGTTTTGTTTGCCGTACTGTTAGCCCAATGACTGACAGTCGCCTCACCTTGCTGCTGGCTTGAAACGTAAAGATTCTTTGTTGCTGATGGCGCAGCATAGGATACCGTAACAATAGCACTAGGAACTGCCGGACGAGTAGGAGATGTACTCGTATCAAAATGCTCTAGTGAAACGCTAGTGCTAGTAGTTCTCCACATAATTTCGACATAATCACCTGCGTTCATTTCTACAAAGAAATTTATCGCAGCAATTAGGTGAGATGGATCGCCTGCGCTTTTCCTGGCAGGTAGGTGGAATCGGCTATTTGAATTAGCTATATTAGTGCCATTCTTGCGGAACCAAATATCTACGTCTTGACCATCATTTGACGTATTTTTGTACTGCAAAGAAAACTGAATATTGTAAATTCCATAATTCCTGACGTTAAGCCTAGAACTATTGGAAAGAAAAACTCCATTGGAAAAATCTGTTGTGTTAAAGGTAACTGCATAGGCTGTAGTCGTGTTCGCAGCCGTTTGGTCTGTGGAGTCCTGAAACGCCCCATAGGGAGCCGAATTAGCCTCGGCAGCACTAGATACCGGAACAAAGAAAATAAGGCTGTCGTTGCCTATACGACCGTCGTACAGGGTCGTTGTGACCGCATTTCCTGTCGCTAGGGTCAGAAGTCCTGAGTTATTCGTCTTTCCGTCCATAACGCCACGAACAACCTCGGCAACATCACGCTCCGAGGCTCCAAATGGCGGTAATGTGCGAAATTGACGGGTCATCGATCACCAGCTTTCGTTACATCTACGTCAACAGCCACCACAGTACGCCAGTTGCTACCCGTAGGACGTACCTTTACCCTGTGATAGTTGCCGCTAGACCGCACAGATACCCGATTAATCGAGTCTGGAGAGGCATAATCCGTAAAAATCACGTTATCTTGGAGCAATACTCGACCAGATACCGCTACATCGCCACTACCGTTGTCAACAATCGGCTTAACTAACGTCATTAAGCTCCTGCCAATGTCTAAATCGTTAGTTGTTACAGAGGCTTCAGCATAATCGCCCGTAAATCCGTACACTTTTTGACCGTAAACCGCAGCCAAGAACCAAGTCCCGCCAGCATAAGCTCGGTCATCCAGCGTAATCGACGCAGCATCAATCGATGGCAACGATAAAATACAGTTACTCGTCGTAATCGTGCCTGATGCCGCCGTAGTAAACGTAAAACTGTTGTCGTTTACTCGCGTTATTTGGTAAAACCCGTCAGCAGCACCGCCAGATGTTGCATCAAAGTAAACAAAAGCATTGGTATTTAACCCGTGATTAGTTGCAGTTACAGTAACCACATTGGTTGTGCGAGTGTAAGTACCTGCTAACGTATTAGTTCCAGGAGTAATCGAGAGTTTATCCAATGCCTCTAACGAAGCCGAGGAAGTCACCACATAAGAGATAGACTTAACGTCAATCGTAGAGTAAGACCAGCGATTTAGCTTCTGGCTGTAAATAAGTAATTTGTTACCTGCGGCTGTTGGAACAACCCAAACAATAAGCGATCTCACAGGGTCAACCGTTGCACTCATCTCGTTAACTACTTTGCTAATCGAGACATTCTCAAAGAACCAACGGTCAACCTTCTCAGCACCAATTGCCGTAACCGTTTGTCCGTTACAGGCATAGAAACCATCATCCGCTAGGAAATAGGTAATCCCCGATAACTGAGCAATCGAGCCGTTAGCGATACATCCCAAAGACCGAGAAATAGCATCAAACTGGAAAAAGAACGGACTACCAGCATACGTCATCCGGTAGATCGCCTTTTCCAAGAAGATCAGCCCGTATTCACCGCCAGCGATACCAGTAATATCGCCACCGTCAGGAAGCACCTGAGCATCAGCTTGGGCAGCTAAGGATGGAGTCCAAACAGTCTCGTTATTAATATCCGACCAGTAAACTTTAGATTCCTCGCCAGCTACGTTAGCTGCAACAACGAAATCTCGAACTACTGTAACAAACTTAGCAATAGGCGCATCAGCGGCTAGGTCTGCAAATGCCGTACTTGAACCTAAGTCGTAAGCCTGTAACTTAGCATTACCGTCAGCAGCAATAACTACAGCACCAAACTGCGTCACATCCCATGCCAAAGCCGAATAACCGCCAGCCTTACTAACATCGGTATACGAGTTGTTTGACGTATCGAACTTGTACAACTTAGAAGCACTAGCCGCAAACAAGACATTCTGACCGCCATACTTACCACCAAAGCAAGTCAGCAAAGTCTCGGAAGCCTGAGTCTCATCGTTAGGATACGGCTCGATATTCGGAATAGGCGCATAACCGTTAGCAACTGGATAACAGTTCACTGCATCCGATACCGCCTGAATGATACTCGGCTGATCCGGTAGCCACTCACCAAAGTTTATTCTTGTCGTTGCCATGTATCACTCACCGGAGAAACTTTCGTCCATTCTTCACCGTAAATCATGCCTTCAGCAACGACCACAGCCCTAGCACTAATTGACCCTGTTGCCGTTGATCTTCTTACCCCACCAACGCAACGAACATCAGCCTCAGCAGTAATCGCAGCAGATGCTAAAACAGCATTGTTAGCAATCGCTGTAAATCTACCTACGCCAACAATCTGAGCAGCCGCAAACTTAGCAATTCCACCTGCCGCTGTAACCGTAGCCCTACCTAAAATAGCCGCTACAGCAGACCTAGAGTAGCCTCCTAGCGCAGTGACTACGGCACGACCAGTAACCGAGGCTGAACCCTGTATAGCCCCCTCAGCAGCCGTTACGATAGCCCTGCCAAGGATTGCACCAGAAGCACTTACTCGCTTAGTTCCAACCGCAGTAACTAACGCTCGACCGTTAATCGCCCCTGACGCTGTGACAAGCGTAGTAATGCTATCTTCAGATATCGCAGCAGCAGATAACGGTAGGAATCCAAGCATTTATAGACCCGTTGTCGTTAGGGCAGGAATATCAGCAGTTGATAGCGATTGTAGTTGCTCAGATGTTAATGGATCAAGTTGGATTGATACAGATTGATTTTCAGCAATAGTCTCAGGCAATGCGTACTTAACCCATTCCTCAGTCGATTGCGACCAAGACCACTTATAGCCGTCCTCATCAGCAGGCTTCGGATCACGAATTACCCAACCCGGGGGATACCACCAGACCACTTCCTTGCCTTCTGGTGCTTCAGGCTTATCCGGCACTTCAATCCA